TGAGACAGCACTTAGTTTAATTCAGGACTCACAGTTTGAAGTTCCTATGATAGATAATATTAATGGCTATCCTTTTCGAGGAAAGGCAGACGTGTTGAAAAACAAAGGAGGCATAGTAGATTTAAAAACAACTATAGACGTAAAGAACTTTTATAAGTCTGCAGACGCATATAGATATTATAACCAAGTTTACATATACTGTCAACTCTTTAACGTAGAATATAAAGACTTTAAATTTTTGTGTATAGACAAAAAGAATCTAGACGTTGGGGTTTGGGACTGCTCAGAGAATTTCTACTTAAAAGGAGAAGCCTCAGTACACGCAGGTATCGAGATATACAAAGACTTTATAGAGTCAGACTTTGACATAGACCAATACATAATAAAAGGAACACTTTAAAATTAATAATATGAACATAGAAAAATTTAACATTTACGAAACTAAAAACTACAACTTGTTTAAACTACTAGACTCTAATAGAGAGCCTAATCAAAGAATATTAAACAAACTAGAAACTAGTATTAAAGAAATTGGAATACAAATTCCTATAATATTAAATACTGAAAACCAAATAGTAGACGGTCAGCATAGGTTCTGGACTCTTCAAAAACTAGGATACGTAGTACCCTATATAATTAGTAAAGCCTGGAAAAAAGATTCACATACTATAGATATTAATAATACTAGTTCTAATTGGACTTCACTAGACTACGCTAATTATCAAATGAGAAAAGGACATTTAGATATAAAGTCTGCACTAGATAAAGCTAATGTTTTAAATACAGTAACTAAATCTAAATTAAAACCTATTAATAGTCTAGAACTTTTAATGTCAGGAAGAACAAGTACTGGTTTAAAAACTAAATTAAAGTACGGTAAATATAAAGCAGATTTAAAAACAGGAAATAATATTTTTGAAATTCTAAAAATAATGAATGAGTATCCTTCTAAAACTTCTCCTTATTCACAAAAATTTGTTAGGGCTATGAAAATGTTATATTATGATAATAAGAAAATAAACCTACTAGCTATAAGAAAAATGTGTAAAGAAAATTATATGTCTGCTTATAATAATGAAAATGATACTTTTGAATATTTGAATGATATTTATAACAAAGCAAATAAAAGTCTTAAAAGAGAAAAAACTTTATTTTAATATGAAAGATTACGATAGAATAGCAAACCTTGTAATAAGTTTAACTGAGATAGATATATTCGAGAATCGAAGAACACAAAAACACGTAGACGCTAGAGCCTTCTTTGACTATATAATGAGAAAAGTAAAAAACAAAACATTTCACGGAATTGCTAAGTACTACAAGACCAAAGGAAAAAAGTCAGATCATTCGACAGTGCTCTATAGGGTTAATTTATTTGAAGAGATAAAAAACAGAAGACCAGAATTTAATAATTGGCAAAGGTTAATAGAACAAACTACAGTTTCTGCTGAAGACTTATTTATTATTATGAATAAAATTAAAAGCCTAGAAAATATTGAGTCTATTGAACAAGTAGTAGAAATCCTAGATGTATTAAAAGAAGAGGAGCTAGAAAATATGATACGTTTATAAGAACAATTTAAAACTTAAAATATTTACGTTATATTAGTAGAGTAATGTTACAGATGTTACACTATAAAAAAGATATAATGTTAGAAAAAACTGAAGACAATAAAAATAAAATGCTTAAAGCCTTAGAGGAGTATTATGGCATAGTAACAACTTCTTGTCAAAGCGTAGGTATAAGTAGAATAACTCATTACAGATGGTTAGAAGAAGACGAAGACTACAAGTCTAAAGTACAAGACATAAAAAATGCTGCTATAGATTTTGTAGAGTCTAAACTATTTGACTGTATTAAAGGCGAGAAAGAAACTTCTATAATATTCTATTTAAAAACAATCGGTAAATCTAGAGGATACGTTCCACGCCAGGAAATTGATACTGGAGACAATAAAGAATTTAGAATCGAAGTAGTAGAGTGAGAGACTTAAAAACTAATATAGTTTGGAAACACTTAGAAAAAAGCCAAAAGAAAATAATAATTGAACAAGGCGGTTCTAGAAGCGGTAAGACTTACAATATATTAATCTGGATTATATTCGGCTACTGTTTAAGAAATAAAAACAAAGTAGTATCTATATGTAGAAAAACTTTTCCTGCATTAAGAACCTCAGCTATGAGAGATTTCTTTGAGATACTAAAAACTTACGAACTATACAGCGAGGAAGATCATAATAAGACAAGTCACGAATACAAGATAAACAGCAACCTAGTAGAGTTTATAAGTTTAGACTCTCCTCAAAAAGTAAGAGGACGTAAAAGAGATTTACTATTTATTAATGAGGCTAATGAATTATTTTGGGAAGACTGGAATCAATTAGTATTTAGAACAGTAGGACGTATTATTCTAGATTATAATCCTTCTGACGATTTTCACTGGATATATGACAAAGTAAAAACTAGAGAAGACGCAGACTTTTTTAGAACTACTTATAAAAATAATAAGTTCCTGGAGGAATCGATAGTAAAAGAAATTGAAAGACTACAATTCACAGACGAGAATTACTGGAGGATATATGGACTAGGAGAGATAGGACAAAGCAAAGCTACTATATTTCAATTTAGAGAAATAGAAACTATACCTGACAATGCTAAGTTTGTTTCCTATGGTATGGATTTTGGCTATACTAATGACCCTACTTGCATTTCTAAAATTTACTTACACGATACTAACCTTTATTGCGAAGAGCTGTTATACAGAACAGGAATGACAAATAGAGATATTCATAATGAATTGTTAAGTCTAGAAATTAATAGACGTGATGAAATCTTTGCCGACTCAGCAGAACCGAAAACAATCGATGAACTCTATAGATATGGATGGAATATAAAACCTAGTACAAAAGGACGTGACTCAATTAATATAGGAATTGATATGTTAAAGAGATATACTATTCACGTAAAGAAAAATAGTCTAAACGCTATTAAAGAGTTTCGTAATTATAAATGGAAAGAAGACAAGAACGGAAATATACTTAACCAACCTGAAGATAAATTTAACCATTTTTGCGACAGTCTCCGTTACGGAATTTATAATAAACTAGCAAGACCTAATTATGGAAAGTACGCAATCAGGTAAGACTTGTAGGTTTTGTAAAATACCTATGACACCTACTGGTTCACTTCAAAATGGTTTTTATTTCTACTGTCCTAAATGCGGAAAAGTAGAGTTCTGGAAGTAGATTTGGTAGTGTGGATAACTTTTAGTAACTTTAGGTTATGAGAAATAAAACTAAATGTGATAACTGTAAAAAACTAAACGACCCAGATAACTTTTTATGCGAGTACTGTGGGTTTGATTTTGACTTACAATTATTATATAACAAATGGGGTCTTCCCGAACTAACACAAAAAAATTAATTATGCCTATATCAAACGAAATATTCGAGCACTTTAGAATCCAGGAAAGAGTAAAAAATATTAAAAACGCTATTGATCTTCTAAGGTTTCACGGTTATACTATAGTAGACTTAGAAGGTAAAATTATTAAAAAAGAATTATAAAAATATGAACAGAGAAAAAATAGATAACTTCCTTAGTTACTGGTCAGGACTAGTAATACAATTTACAGCTATAGTATTTGCTTTTACATTTGCTATAGTAACTTTAATGACTTGTAGTAAACTTTTGTATAATGTATTTGAGACATTATTTATTATTTAATGACAAATAAAGAATGGTTTTATCATAATAAAATTAGAGCTATGAGACAATATAGAAGTAACCAGGGTAGAAGCCCAAAAAGAGAAAAAACAATTTTTCGAGTATTAAAGACTGCAATTATAGTTTTTGTTTTGATAGTGTTGTATTTCATAATAGCAGGATAGGATACACTGTAATTCCAATATTTTGGTAAGTTAGTTAAGTTGTTTAAATTAGGGTGGTCGAAAGGCTGCCCTTTTTTTTGTTTAAAATAATTAATTTTTACGTTATATAAGTATATGGAAATAAATGTTAAAGTACCGACTAGAATGCAAGACATAACTCTAGACCAATACCAAAGGTTTCTAGAAGAGTGTTCTGACGAAGATTTGACTGAAGATATTATAGCTCTTAAAATGCTAGAGATATTTTGTGGTTTACCTAGTGATAATTCTTTAAAGCTAAAAATGAGTGATGTGTTTAGTATCTGTGAACAGATTAATAAAGCACTAGATGAAAAGCCTCAGCTTATAAGTAGATGGCGTTTTGATAATATGGAATTTGGTTTTATTCCTCAGTTAGACGATATGACTTTTGGAGAGTATGTAGATGTAGATACTTATATAGTAGACTGGCAGCAAATGCATAAAGCAATGTCAGTTTTATATAGACCTGTATTACAAAACTATAAAGGCAGCTATGAGATAGAAGAGTATAAAGGAGACACTTACTGGGAAGTAATGAAACGTATGCCACTTAATTTAGTAATGGGGTGTATGCTTTTTTTTTGGAGTTTAGAAAAGGACTTAATGAAAGTTATGAGGAGCTCTTTGAACAATCCGAAGACGCAGATTTATCAAGAGAAGCTAACTTCAATGTTAAGTACGGATGGTATCATTCTATCTGGAGACTCGCAAAAGAAGACGTGACAAAACTAGATGAGGTTACTAAGGTTAATTTCCATAAATGTTTAAGTGCATTAATGTATATAAAAGAAAAAAATACTGTACAAGTATCTAAAATAAAAAAGAGATGAGTAATAAAAGAGGAATAAGAAGTTATTATTTAATAATGGAAAAACTAGAACAACAGCTTCTAAACAGTCCTTTTGTTAAGACAGTTACATTTGGAGACATATCTCAAGTAGATTTAAGAAAGCAAACTATATTTCCTTTGTCTCATATTATAATGAATAACGTAGTTCAAAGCGGACAAGTAATGACTTACAATATGACTATACTCTTAATGGATATAGTAGACATAAACAAAGCAATAGTAGTAAACCAATTTACTGGCAATACAGACGAAATGGATATTCTTAATACTCAACTAGGAGTAGGCAATAGACTCGTAGAACAAATGAGATCAGGACAACTATTTAACGATATGTACCAAGTAAGTACTGATGTAACTTTTGAACCTTTCTTTGATAGATTTGAAAATGAACTTGTAGGATGGGCTATGAATGTAAACATAACTGTAGAAAATGATATTTATATATGTTAGCAGAAGTAAATAAAATACTAGAAGCGTTTGCTTTAAACGTAGTATCTGCAGCTAAAAACAACTTAGCTAATAAAGGGAATGCAAATGGAGACTTATATAATAGTTTAGATTTTAAAATTTCTGAAGTTTCTGACAATATAGAACTAGATTTTGAAGCTACTAATTACGCTACGTTTTATGACCTAGGAGTCCAGGGAGCAGCTCCTTCTAAGATGCCTCCTAATTCTCTAAAGAGATATAACAAAGCTCCTATGAGTCCTTATAGGTTTGGAACAGGCTCAGGAAAAAAAGGAGGATTACGTGGAGCTATAGACAAATGGGTTATAACAAAAAACCTTGACAACGTAAGAGACAAAAAAACAGGAAGATTTTTACCTAGAAAAAGTATTGTATTTCTAATAACTAGAAGTATATACTTAACAGGATTAGAAGCTAGTAATTTCTTCTCAGCACCTTTTAATAAATATACTAGAGAACTAGAAGCAGATTTAGAAGACGCACTAGGAAGAGATATAAAATTAGCTTTTGAAAGTATAGATTCAAGTAACGATTTAATAATAACAATATCATAATGGCAGCAATAGCATTAAGAAGCCCTCAATATAAAACAATAACTGCAGGAACAAACGCAGCTTACGCAACTTGTTCAATAACAATAGACGGAGCAGCTTCTCCTCAATATGTATTAAGAAAAAATACTAGTACTAATGCAACTGTATTATTTGAAATATCTGAATTATGTTTAGACTATTTGACTATTACTTTTGACGGAACTTATACTGCTCAAACTTTATCAATATCTACGGTAGTTAATGCTTACACTAGTTCTGATTCATTAATTAATGGTTCTACTTTTACTGACGTAGGTTATGATGCTTACGGAACATTTATGGAGGGAGCAAATCCTGTAGTTCCTTTTGGTTCTCGTCCTACTTGGTTAGTAAGTGGAGACCCTGACCATACAGGAATAAATGATGAGTATTATATTTATGTACCTAACTCTACCGCAGGTTCTGTTCCTTATATAATTGCTAACGAAACTATGGGCTATCAAAGTTATAATACAACACAATATGAAATAACAGGAAGTCCTGCAGGTATTAAAATGAATATAGAAAGAGTAGACTGTACTAAATACGGAGACGGACATAAAATTACTTTTGTAAACAAGTTTGGAGCATTACAAGATATTTGGTTCTTTTTAAAATCAGTAAATACTACTAATAAAAAAAGTGAAAATTACCAAAGGAATATAATTTCCTCAACTGGAACTTATAGTGTTAACTCACATACTAAACAGGTTTATAATACTATAGCAAATACTAATATAACTTTAAGTTCAGGTTTCTATCCTGAATGGTCTAACCAGTGGTTTGAACAATTATTACTTTCTGAGCAAGTATGGTTAACAAGAACAGACCCTTTTGATTCAAGCGACACACAAATAGTGCCAGTAAACGTTAAGAAAAATAGTATTGCTAAAAAGACTGTTTTAAATAATAAACTAATAGAATACACATTTGATTTTGATATGTCATTTGATTACATAAACAATGTTAGATAATGCAAAAACTACAATTATACATAGGTGGTCAAAGAGTTGATCTGTTTAAAGATGAAACTGTAAGTTTAAACCAAACTATACAAAACATAAAAGACCCTGGAAAAATATTTGTAAACTTTACTAAGGATTTTACAATTCCTGCTTCAAAGGTTAATAACCTTATTTTTAAGCATTATTATAATTACGACATAGAGACAAATTTTTATGATGCTAGAGAAAAGTCTCCTGCAGAAATACAACTAAACAACTTACCATATAAGACAGGTTTTGTTAAACTAGAAGGAGTAAACCTTAAAATAAATAAAGCTAATTCTTATAGAATTGTTTTTTATGGAGAGACAGTTAGTTTAAAAGATTTACTAGGAGATGACAAATTAGCTGCTCTACCTGATTTATCTAATATACAATTAACCTATAGCAATACTCAAATAGAAGCAAGATTACAAAGTATTAATAATGACATATTATGTCCTTTAATTACATCTGGAGCTTCAAATGAAGACAATGATTTAAATCCTTCTAGATTATATTATAATTCACAAACTCATAATGTGGTAGATGGTAATTTATATTTTCATAATACTGGAACAAAAAACGGTGTGTTATGGTCTGACTTAAAATATGCTATAAGAATACATAAAATAATACAAGCTATTGAAAATCATTATAATATTAATTTTACAAATGACTTTTTTAATAACACTAATTTACCTTACTATAATTTATTTATATGGTTACACAGAAAGAAAGGTAGCGTAGAACCTGCAGAACAAATACAAAGTTTTCCTACTTTAGTTACAGAGTTTGGAACAGCACAGCAATTTACTACTATGCTTTCAGGAACTACTTTAGAAGTTTACTCTTCTTGTAATCCTTACGCTAGTGCTTCTTGTCCTAATACTTCTTTGCCTTCTATTACTCAGTCCTTAACGCTAACTCCAAACACTAATGATTTTTACGATGTAGTAATTTCTAGAAATAGTGTTACTTGGTCTTCTCATATTGGATTAAGTGGAACACGAACTTTGACTAGAGCAGATATGCCTATAATGGATGAAGCAGGTTACACAGTAACTATTTTTGTAGCTAGTGGAGTTAGTTTAACATTTTCTAGTATAGAGTGGGAATTGTCTGGATATTTTGGAAATTCAGGTTGGCAAGAAACGTACACTACTGGAACTAATACAGTAACTGCAGATGCCTCTATAGACTTTGTCGTTAGTCAACAAATTCCAGATATAAAGACTTTAGACTTTTTAACTTCTATTTTCCAAATGTTTAATTTAACGGCATATACTGTTCAAGATGCTGCAGACGCAGATTTTGGAAATATTAAAGTAGAACCTTTAGATAGTTTTTATGCTACATACAACGCTTACGATATATCAAAATACGTAGATGTTAACTCTAGTTCTGTAGATGCAGCTTTACCTTATAGAGAGATTAATTTTAGTTATGAAGGAACAGAAACTTTTTTAGCAAAACAATACAATCAGTTAACAGGCAAATCTTGGGCAGCAGAAGAGTTTACAGGAGACTCTACAACTAATGGAGATAGTTTTGATGGTAATAACGAATCTTACTCTATACAAATTCCTTTAGAGCACGTTCTTAATGAAAGGTTAGTAGACGCTAATACAAATTTAACTCCTAGTACTAATAAAACTTCTATTCAATATGCTTATTTTGTTGACGATAATCAGGATGCTTATATAGGCAAACCATTATTATTTTATCCTATACTAATAAATAGTAATTCTGCTAACTATAAAAGTATTGCTTTTAGAGATACAACTTCAACACATAAAGAAGTAACAAGTTATTTTATACCTT